CACCTAATGCAGGAATTAATCCCGCACCACCAGTTGAAACGCCAACACTTGTCAATCCAATTGCTTGCATTAGTTGTTTTTGCTGTTTTGCCTGTTCAGTGTTTTTAGTTAGTTCAACAACTTTGTTTAAACGATTAAACGCATCTACTTGCTCAGAAGTAAATATAGCTTTTTCAGTGCCGTTCTTTTTAAGTGTAGAATATTCAGCCATAAACTTTTGAGGGCTAAATATGTTGGCTTCGGCAGATTGAACGCCTTTTTGAGCTAAACCTAAATCACGAATTAAAGTGCCTCTGATAAATTCTTTTTGATTGTCATTTAAAGAACGCATAATTTGACTAACCCTTGTGCCACCAAGTCTAGCTTGTGAGGTTGCGTATTTGTAAACTTCTTCGGGAGTTCCTTTGTCAAGTAAAGGCTGGATATTTTCTTTAATAAAATTGGTTCTTAAGCGGTGAGAAGCATTGGCTTTTTCCCAAGCTTGTAATGCACTTTGTTTGCCAATTTTATCTAAATCGGAGCGTTGAATATTTGTTTTAATATCGTTAGTAAGCCCACTATAAATTTTATTCAAAGCGGCTCTTTCTTGTGGTTCTAGTTTACCTTGCAAAGCTGTGCCAACTTCGCTTCTTAAAGCTGTCAAACTATCATAAGGAATTTGTTTGCCTTGTGATAATTGATTTTGGGCATTAGTGATAAATTTGTTATATCCAGCAACCTTTCCACCACTAACAGCGCTAGTGATTTGCACTTTGCGATCTTGTAAAGCTTTAAAAGTATTATCCATTGAAACGGGAGTATCAGCAGGAATAAATTCATCTACCTTGCCATAAAGTTGCTTATCTCTTAATTTAGATTTTTCGATAATATTTTCGGCACCTTTTACAATTTCTTTACCAGCTTGGCTATAAGTTCCGCCTTGAGACTTAGAAACATTCTGAATTTGCCCAGAAATATCATTTACCTGTTTTTGTAAAGCTTCTGTAATTGGTTTGCCAGCTAAAGGCACATCTTTAATAAAGTTTTGTAAGCCAGCAGATTTAGAAACATCGGCAAGAGTTGGCTCAATTCCTAATTCTTGAAATGTTTTTACTGCTTTTGAATCGATTCCAGTTATTTTTTGCAATAGTTTTTTAGGAGCTTGAGAAATTGCACCAACGGCATTTTGAGCAGCAGGAATAGCTTGTTGAACAGCTCCACCTACAACACCACCAGCAACCGTTCCTGTTGCAACATCTTTTAAAGTTTGAGGTATGTTAGTTAAATCTTCAGTTTCACCTAAAGCACTTACTCCACCTAAACTAGCACCTCCCTTTACAGCAGTTCCAAAACCTTGACCAGCTAAACCAAGAGTTTTAAGACTTTTTCCAGCTATACCAACATCGGAAAACATTTGACCAGCAAAAGATGCTAAAGGTTGATCTTGTCTAGCTTTTTCTAATTTAGCTCTTTCAGAAGTTCTTGCTTCTCTATAAAGGTCGCCAATATCTATGTTTTGAGTAGCTTGACCACCAAATAATTTTGCAACACCAGCGGAAATTCCTGCTTTAATTTCATCACCAAAACCAAAAGGGTTAGTTGCGGTTGTAAAAACAGCTTCTCCCATTGACATTTTTGGTGTAAGCCATTTTTCATCACCAGTAAGATAACCTGAGCTTAATAACTTTTGTTCTATTTGCTGTTTAGAAATACCTTCGGGAATATTTTTAACAATTCTACCATCAGGAAGTTTTAAATCTGGCATTATAAATCCTCCCAATTAATTACACTAGAATTACTAGACAAAGATTGCGGAGTTTCTGTTCCTCTTGCCTCTATTGATCTATTATCATATCCAACACCACGCTTTATTCTTTCTAAACCAAGCTTCATTACTTTTTGATATTCTCTGGCATTGCGTTTAAATTCAGCTTCGCTTGTTGAAATATCCATTGCAGAAGCCGCATTAGTTGCTGTTGTGCCTTCTAAGTTAGATAAAGCACCATAACCTTGTAATTGAGAAATTGATTCTAAGAATTGTTTACCTTTTAATTGATTGTATTTAGCCATAAATCCAGACGCATCAGTTCCAGCAATTCTTCGAGCAAAAGGTTTATAAGTTGAACCAACGACATCTTTAAAACCTTCATGTTTTAATAAATCGTCAACTAATTTAGTAGTTGTTTGAATATTTTGTTCAATTTGTGGTAATTTAGAAATTTGTTCTCCTCTAAACTCGCCTAATTTTTCTTGTTGTTTTTTAAATGCTCCAAGTGTCAATCCTTGTTCTCTTGCAGCGGCTTTTTCTTCTTCAACAGATAATAACTCGCCTCTTGATTTCATAATATCTAAAGCACCTTTTTGTAAATCTTGTTTGCCTTTTTGAATATCAATGCCAATTTTACTTTGTTGTAAACCTTCAGTTTTAATCTGAGACGATTGATATTGTTCTTTTAAATCCTGCTCTCTTCCTTTTAATCTAGAAGATAGGCGTTTAAATTCAAGGATTGCCTCTGGTGATTTTTCAGAAGGTAATGGTAATTCTCTTCCTGTTGCATCTTTGTATTCATTGTGCATTTGTTCCCATTTCTTTTGAGAAAAAGCATATTGAGGCATTGAAGCGTAAGAATCTAAAACTCTTGCTCCTTGAACATCAGAATATTCTTGTTGTTTTCTTATGCCATCAGCACGAGTTGGGTTATAAGCTGCAAGTTGGCGTAAAGCGTTAACATCGCCCATTGAAGCAGTTTTAGATAAAATATTTTCTGTTTCGGCTTGAGCTAATTTATATTTATTAATATCCATTTCTTGTTGGGCAGCAAGCATTTGTAGTTGATTAGCTTTTGCTTGCTGACCAAATTGGTATCCTTTTAAAATGCTACCTATATAATCTGGAGTTTGTTGTTGAATTAAATCGCCCATTAAAATCCCATTGAAGATTGTCCAGCATTCATAAATGCCCTAGAATTATATTGACCGCCACCAGTTGAAGTAAAGCCAGAAGGTGATTTTGGAACAGAACCCATACCCTGCATTCCCATTCCAAGTATGCTTCCTCCAATTTGACCCATTCCACCGCCAATAATATTGCCCATTTGAGCATCACGATTAGCCATAGCCATTCCTTGACCTAAAATACCTTGTTGCGAAGCATTAGCCATATTAGTGCCAGCCATCATTTCAGCATTGCCCATTGCTGTAGCGGCATTTTGTCCTATTCCAGCAAGTCCTTGTAAGTATCCAACTTGATTGCCAAATTCTTGAGAAGCTGTGCCTTGAGCAAATTCTTCTAAAGCTTTCATTGCTCCGCCTGATTTTAAACCACCTCTAGAAGCTAATAAATTTTGAATTGAGTTTTGACCTTGTTGTAATCTAAATTGGTAACCAGGGGATTGTTCTAGGCGATTTTGCGTTGCCATAGGATCGCCCGTAAGGTATTGTTGAAGCAAGTTTAATCCACTTCTTCCTGCTTGTTCGTATGGTTGTTGATATGATATAGCTTTATCTCTACCTTGACTCATTTGTGCAAGGTAAGCAGCCATTGCATTAGCTTGAGCTTTTGCTGCTTTTTTAGAGGATTTGTTGGCAAAGTATCCTTGGACACCCATACCTCCAGCCATTAATCCAGCTCCAGTTATTGCTACCGCTGCATAAGTCATTTACCCTCCAATAAATTTGATTGAATCCATGATAAATCACTTTCGTGAACTAATTCATTTTGTAAATCTTCTACTATAGTATGTTCGCTATGATGAATAGTTGACCAAATTGTTTCTTCGTGGACATAAATTAGTCTTTTAGTTCCTGCTTTTGAAATCCAAGTTGCTGGAGCTTTAATACGGTTAACTCCGTCTGGAGTCATAACCGATACATCGCCTTTAGATAAAATGCTAACATGATCAAAATTATGAACTTTTCCCGTTAAAAGCATATCTTTAGGAAGAGTAATTTGTCTAGTGTATGTTTTGTTGCAAATAAAATGCTCTAAAGGAAGTTCTTTTGCAGTTTGCTCCGAACCTTCAAAATAATTTTTTAAAAAATATTCTGCTAACTCTATTTTTTCCATATTAGAAAGAATAGATAAGTCTTTATTGTATTTTTCAGCTATAACAGGCAGATTAAAACAATCCATTATTTTTGAGTTTTTAATTTTTTATGCACTATTTACTCAAATATTGCTTAATTATTGATTAATTATTTTTTAGTGTCAAGAATTATTTTTTCTTGCCACCTTTTTTTGTTCCGCATTTTTTCATATGTTTACCAATTGTTTAAATTAAAATTAACAGTCCCATTTTTTCAATGCCAAACCTTTTCTTGTTGGTTTGCCATCTTTACTAGTTGGACCTTTAACGCCAGACATTCTAGCGCAAAATGATTTTCTTCTAGCAGCAGCCTTAGGACTTTTTTCTGCACTCTTTTTACTTACAGGAGCTTTTAAATTACTGCCTGTCTCTCTATTATATTTAGCTCTACCTTTTGCAGTAAGACCTCCGCTTTTGGATTTTTCACCGCGTCCAACGCTTAAATTAACTGATTTTTTTTTCATTTTTTTGCAGTCTTTTTAGATTGTTTAAAATTCTTAGCAGTAGGTGCGCCTTTGCTTCCTACCTTACGCATTTTTTCGCCAGAACCAGCTTCAATTCTTTTTCTTTTAGCATGAATATTAGCGTATAAACCTTTTTTCATATTTAATTATAATTAGGTGTTGGTACATTAATAAAATTATCTTTTGTTTCTGGTCTAGAGTCAACAATTTTTTGAGCTGGAGGATAAACAATTGCAGTATCCTGAGGTTGTCTTCTCCTCCAAACTTTTTTCCAAACTAATTTTCCGTCCCATTCATATTGACATTCTGAGCGCCATTTTTTAAAGCCAGTTCTGTCGCATATTACTAAATAATCCATATTAATTAACTTGTATTAATAATTCGGCACCAGATGAATAGGAATTAATTTTAACACGCATAGCCATTGGCATAGTTGTATAATTACTATTTTTAGAAGTTGTTGCATTTACAACATTACTATCATCTGAGTTTAACCAATTAAATGTTCTATCATCTTTTGATTGAACATTGTCATTTGTTTGTTGAACTGTATAATTTATAGTCCCCGTTTTTATAAATGTCAAGCCAGTAATTCGTTCATTTCTATCAGAAAATGTCCTTTTTATAGGAATTATTTGAGAAATAGCTTCATCAACTGGACCAGCTTCAACATTTGTTGCAACCGCTCCACTTGCCGAAATTGTTTGGATAGAATAAAAATAGTTAGTAGTTTCTATAGTATTTGCATTTGGTCCAGCTATAGTTTCACTAATTGCAATAGTTTTATTTTTGTCTTCATAACCAGATATAACAAAATTAACACTAGATATGTTGCCACTAGAACTAAAACCAATTTTTTTAGCAAAACCATCAGGACTTACCCATTCACTATTTGCAACTCCAATTCCATTTAAATTAAAATTACCCGCAGATCCTAATGTTTGATTTTCAAAAACACCATTAGGATCAACATCAGCTAAATCCATTTTAACTTCAATTCTACGCATGTTTGCTCCTATCTTTCTTTTGATACAAAAATATAATCAATAGACATAGTTTTAGCTACAGCTTCGCCATTTTGAATGCCAAAAGATATAGTTAATTCTTCGTCATCACAAAGGTTGGTTGTTGCTAATTTACCAAGAACAGTTGGATTATTATTATCTACAGATGCCGCATAAACAACTTCATCAACGCCATTGTAATAAAACCCTACGGTTAAATAAGTATTATTAGCAACGGTTGTAATTGCGGTTGCAGTTGAAGCAGTCGAATCTTTAATCACAACAAAATCTAAATTAGCATCGCCATCATCTTTTCTGAAATAAACACCATCAGTTACGGCTAATGGAGTTGTATCAGTAATTTGAAGACCAATTACAAAATCTGATTCAGTTGCGTCAGAAACAGCAAATCTTGCTTTAAAAAACAATTTTTTGCCTGCTTCAAATTTAAATGATTCACCAACTTTTTGTAAAGCATTTAAATCATTATCTGCGGCACTGTTAGTAAGCAAAAGAACGCCACCATCAACATTAGCTAAAGCTTGTGTTGCTCCAGCTTGTGTTTCAGTAACTGTCCAATTGACTGCGTGATATTCGTCAAAATCAGTAAAGTAAGTATGCATTTGGGTTGGATCCAATTGAATCATTTGTCCCAAAATGTTTTGTGCGGTAATGTTATTAACGCCTTTAGTAAAATTTGTAGATGGCATAAATATATAAAATTTAGTTGTAGGGGGAATTTCACCCCCTTTTACCCAATAGGACAACAGTTAAAAGAATTAAACGCCTTGTGAAGCAAAATAGCCACGAGGATCAGTAACGCCTACTGCATAAGAAGTCATAATTTTATATTTATGATCTCCTGATTCAAAAGCACCATCGTTGCTAAATTCACCCTGAATTGCAGTGATCATTTTAGCACCTTCTGGAGCATCTGTTTTAATAAAATAAGCGTCGTCAGAAATCAAATGCGGATTAACTAAAATACCACCTGAAAACAAACCCATATATTTTAAAGCATTAACATCGTTATTAGCAGATCCAACACGAAGTTGAGATTCTAAAATACGAGTAGCTTCAAACATTAAAGCTGATGGAACTTGTAATAAAGTTGGTTTAATTTTAGCTTTGATTCCTCTATCGTTATTAGTTTCTCTAATTTGAATACACAATTCTTCCAAAGCTTCCTCTGATAAGTCAGAAGGAGTAGCTAAAGTGTTAGAAAAGTTGCCTGCACGACTTGGATGGTCAGTTGCAAAAAACTTTTTACCATCACCAAAAGTGTAGCCTGAATCAAAACCGTTGTTAAATAAATCAGCAACATCCACTTCTTTAGTTTCGCGAAGTGAAGATGCTAAATATTCGTTACCTTTAGATACAACATTAAGATATTTATTAAATTTACGAGCTTCCCAAGAAACTTGATAACCTAATGCACGAGTTCTTTGTTGGTATCTTGATACATAGCCTTGCGACATTGAATCATAATCAACACCAGCACCTTCGTTTTTAGTTTTTAAAAGACCAAAAGGCGAAATTAACACATCTTCATCAAATTGTTCGTCTGTTGACTCCATTTTGACAAGTTTTGATGCTAAAAGATCATCCTCGGTGTATGCTCCCCAATAAGTTTTAACTCCTGGTTTAAGAGCTTTTGGAATTGTTCCTGTTACTATAATAGACATAATTTATATTTTTTTAATTAATATTAGATACCAGTAGTTACGTTTGCTTCTGTGTGGTTATTGATTTTAACACGCCATTTAGCATGTTGACCAATAGCATTATCAGGAGCATCAACTAATCTTAAAATTTTAAGTTGGAAAGTTGCATCAGTAGCAGGGGTTGAAGTGTCCAATTCAGCACCAGACAAGCCAGTGACAGTTGAGCCAGATTCAGCGAATACTACGTTAGCGTTTAAGCCAACAGAAGTTGCAGCTAATGCAGTTCCTGCAGTTTCTTCTTGAATTTCAAATTCTTGAAGTGGGCTGTCAGCAACAATAGCTACTGCTTCGGTCGAAGCTGGATTGTAAGCAACATTTAAATTAGTTGGGTTAGCTAAAAAACCAATAATAACACCAGTGATTTTATTAGCATCACCAGCAGTTGCTTTATTGATTTCTGGTAAAGAACCAGCATTAAAAAAACGACCCGCAGATGTTACATTTACAGTATTAGAAGTTCCTGTTTTGATTACTGGATCACCAATAAACAATGCAGTTCCATAACTAGCTGGAATGTAGTAATAATTTTTAGGAATCTCTACAAAAGGAGAGTTCTTAACGGGTACCAATCCGTATGGAGTATTTGAATTTGTCATAATTATTTAATTATTTAATTAATTTTTTTTGATCCTGTGCAACATAAGTCATTGAACCCAAGCCAAGATCTTTTCCTGCAAGTTTATCAATACTTTCTTGTTGCCTATTATTTATTTTAATTTGATTATCTCTTTGTATTTTTTCATTCATTTCCTCAGAAATTTCCATGGCATAACGCATAAATGTTTCGCCCATTTTATTTTGACCACCTCTGATTGGAGCAATTTCTAATCCATTTTCATTAGTAGCAGGTTTATATCCTAAATCAATT